CAAGCATGTTGACCCGATTAAGAGAAACTCTAGGTAAGATGGTGTGAATATCTTTGATTAACTGATCAGTATCAATCTTACTACCGGGAGCAAAATAATTACTGAAGTGATTACATCCTCTACAGTCTAGGTTACACCCAACCGAAGCACTGATGTCAATAAAGTTTAATCTTGGGAGCATGGTGAGATAGGTATGCCGAACCGATTGCTGTGCCTCCGTCATGGGACACAGGTTCAGCGTAGAATTTTACATCGGGGAATGCTTTAGTTAATTTATAGTTTACCACACAATTCAAAAAACATCCACCTGTTAGTATAATATTGTTCTGTTTGGTTGTTGTTAGTGCTTTTTCTACCAATTCAACAGACCTATCCTCCCAATTTTTTTGAACGCGAGTGGCATCAGGGTGTGTATTGAATGGAGCAAGACCCATCACTTTACCTGCCTCAAATTCACCTAAGTTCAAGAATTCTGCGACAGCATCGAACTCTTTACCAATACCCCAAGTAGCATACTCTCCCGAGTCACCGTCTTTGTAAGTATTATATTCCTTATGCTTTACTTTCCAGTGAAAACGGCGACCTGTTTTACAGTGAAAGATGGTTTCACATTCGTCACCCTTATCACTATGAGATCCACTACTGTCAACGACAATCACTGCTGCCTCTTGAAACCCAGAGTTATAAAAACCACAAGCAGCATGAGTTAGGTGATGTCTGTCCCGGTAGTCTACTTTTTTAGCATCAGGAAACAGTCGTTTGATCTTTGAGATACACTTTGTAGTGTGCATCGTTTTGATTCCTTTGTTCCAGAAAGAATCGGCGATGGCAACAACATCAATGTTGTCAACCATATCAAGCAGTTTACTAACGTCAGAATCTCTTTTGATTCTGGTCACACGTTCTGCTTCCAAATAAAAATCTATCTTTCCTTCATCAAGGACACAGATAGATCCATTGTTTGATAAATTTACTCCAAGGATTCGCATTTCTTTAACACACGATTAATTTCTGGAAACCACAGCACTTTAATATCAGAACGATCAAATGTATTGATGGCATCCAGTGGTGTCTCGACTAGGGGTTCTCCTGCTAGATTAAAAGAGGTATTTAATACCATAGGCACCTTGGTATAGTTATAAAACTCAGAAATCATCTCATAATAATGAGGATTGACATCCTTAGTTACAGTTTGAATTCTACAAGTGTGATCGACGTGTAGAACAGCAGGAATCTTATCCCTAACCTCTTCCTTTGCCTCCACAGCATACATCATCTCCCTTGAGTGCTCCAAGGTTGACATATCAAACCACTCAGAAGCATGTTCCTCTAGCACACTAGCAGCAAAGGGTCTAAACCTTTCACGCTTCTTCACTGTGTTCACTCTGTCGGGTCCCAGACCGTCCCGAGGATCGTATAGGATACTCCGGTTACCTAGTGCCCTAGGACCTGCCTCAGAGCGTCCCTGGTAGACCGCTACGATCTCTTGCTGAAGAATGTACGTAGCGATTTCTTGTGGAGTCACCCTAGGCAGGTAATTAAGGTGCTCCAAACTGTGTTCTGGACCTGTATACATCACCATCCTGCCGCTTCCGCTACTGTAGGGAACTGCTCCTTAAAGATACGCTTACACTCAAGAGCAATATCCATATGCTCCTTCTGTGTGCCGTTAGCAGATCTCAATTCAATGTAATGATACCATGAGCGAACTGAACCGGTCATGTATAATTTGGTAGGACAGGCAAGCGGTAGCACGAAGCGAGCACACTCCTTTGCCACACCTGCCTCCAACATTTGAGTGTAAAGAGAAGAAGCAGAGCTAAACAGAGTAACCATCTGTCTGTTTAGTTTATCTACGACTTCAGGATCAAGATCGTCAATACTATTCTGACGGTTCTTTGTGTCCTGACGACGGAGTTCAGGTAACTCAATCTGATCGCTCAGCAGATTAGTGCTGGCATAACGTTGTGAGAACTCTTGATATGTAAAACTACGATGACGGAGAATTTGAGCTGCCAATCCTCTAGTAGTCTCAATCTCAAGAGTCATGTGTGCCTGTTCAAAAACAGACCAGTGACCATGCTTGATGCAGTAACCAAGTAGTCCTGCGTAGTTAGGGTTCTCCTGGTTGTTAGGGTTGCTGACTCTGGCGACATACGCCATCAACTTCTCCGCATCAGGAGTCGCTGTTACTAGACTTACTTTCATTTACAACGCCTTTAAATCCTCGTTTCTTCTTAAGAAGTTTCTTTGTCATTTTAAGTTGCAACCGTAGATATGTCAACTCAGTAGGAGTGTACTTCCATGGTTGCTTTAACGCCTCTTTAATAAGGCGAATAGATTCTTTGTACCTCATTTGAAACAAAAAAGGGGTGCTAAGCACCCCCAGATAAACCTATGAAGGTTGTTTACTTGGTGTAAGTACGACCACGATAGCAGAAAGTCCCGTGAGACTCTTTGCTTTCTACACAACGAGTATCATACTCAACACCACGATAAGCAGTGTGAGAGATCTGTGCGTTGTGAAGAGCAGATGCCTTTTGGATCTGCTTTTTGACTAGTTGAAGTGTGTTCATGTGGTACTCCTGAAGTAGTAGGGATTTTACTCCGTTCCTTCAGTCGTTTGCGTCCCATGGACAATTAGGAGTTGCCTCCTGAATTGTATCAATCAGTTCAACTTTAACAATAGAATTCAAGTTTTCATTTGATTGGATCCTGAGCATGATAGCATCAGCATCTTCACACAGAAGACTAGAATAAAGAAGAAGATCTACCATAGGATGAACGCTCCGTTCCGCGACTTACTTGCGTCCCTTGTGGGATGAACGACGGTGTTATTATAACACCTCATATACTATGTAGTCAAGTATCTTAGTATTACTTGCTACTCTTTTTGCTGGGTTTCGGCGGTGGCACTCCCCAAAGTTTGGGGTTTACCCTACCTTCTGTCTGGGTCATGTTGACAAAATCTTTTTTGTACTTGTCCCAGTAATGATCAAAGATGTCTGCCTGCTTCGCACAAGATGCGATGTCATAGCAGGTAGTTTCACCCTCAACATACTCAATCATGTAAGCAGTGTAAGGTAGACTGCGATCTAATGACAACGCAGGGTCACATTTTTCATGAAGAATTTTCATTGGTCACGCCAAACGATGTCAGGATATGCCTCCTCAACAACTTGACGGGTAATGCGATACTTTTTCTGCAGTTCTTTGTCCTTAACTAGCATAAGTAGGTCCGCTTCACCAGCATGAAGAGACTCTAGAAGTTGAACGAACATCGTCTCACGCTTCATTTGTGGAAGTCTATCATTGCCACCCCTGACATAGTTGTACAGGGTTCTCCACTCATGAACAAGTCGAGTATGTCCACCACTGTTTGCTGGTGCTTCGTTTGGTTTGTAAGGAACCTCACCTGGTGGCAGAGCACTGGAGATACCCTTATCAAAATTCCAAATAAAGAGCGCCTTCACGTCATCGCGAATGTGTTCTTTTAGTAGTTTGACTTTATCAACTTTAGTTTTTTTGCCATGAACAGCGGCAAAAAGTTCTGAGACCAAAGGGTTATTAGGTAGTCTTGCCATAGTTAATCTTCAAATTCATCTGGATGTGATCCCTCAAATCGAAATGCGATGATTTCATCTGGGAGTTGGTTACCATTCTCATCAAAACATTCTGGATGAGAATAAATTGGGGTGATGTCTGTAATGTATTGCCGAAATAGATATCCGACAACCAAACTCAAACCCGTTAATAGCATTACACAGACTATGGTGAGTCCGATGATCGCTGCTAACATTTTCTAAACTCCTACTAACGTTTCTTAATTTCAAGGTAAAAAGAAACTTCCTTATCGGTAAAAGGAAGAACAATCTTACCAAAACTTACCCGTTTTGATGGTCTCTTCCTCCTTAGTAGCAGTTCTACGCCTTTATTTAGACTAAGCCCCGATCCCTCAGTGCCTTCACTGTCTCTGTGCATCCGCCTACATGCTCCTCGTTAATAACAACTTGTGGAAACGTGGCATCTTCACCAAACTCACTATGAAATTGTTCTTTAGTAAAGTCCGTTTCATAAGTATACTCAGTTACTTGTGCCTTGACCATTGTCAAGACCGTCTTCACCTTCACACAATAGGGACAATCCGTCCGACTGTAGACCGTTGCTTTCATCTTTGCGATATCCGTGTTTATTAGCGCAAGCTTGACGTGCCCAAGACTTTGCTAAACTATTTACATTGCTGCAAGGTTTATTTGATTTGCCACAGTGTGGACATACTGGTTTGGTCATTTGAAACCAAGGCTAGTAACAACTTCTTGCTGTTTATAGTAAAGCTTACAAAAAGACTTGGCAAGGTTGCGAAGTTCTTCTACATCATCTAGGTTATCAATATCACGAGCAAGTTTTTCGTAGGTGAAAAGTTTGCTCATACTATCAAGTGTGATATCGTCCGGGTTCATAGGGATACTGACAGCATGTTATATGTAGCAGACTATTTGGACATCATGTATATAAGACCAGGAATGATGATAAAGAATTGAGGTAGAAAGTTCATGACAATAGCACGTTCTTTCCACTTCACTCCTACGTATGTCCAACCTGCTGCACCTACCAATTGTAGCATGCTATTCCAAGGTGTCCACCCCATCACATGAAAAACCATAGCGATGAGGATAGTGGTGGCACTAAACCACTTAATCGTTTTAACGGTCAATAATACGCTCCTTCATATCCTGAGACCACTTGTCGTAGTATTCAGTCTTCTGGAGTGCTTTACGTGCCTCCTCAAGGGGAGCACGTTGCTGTACAATCATCATACCATACTCTCCCTGATTGACCAGGAAACCATCTACCTCCTCAGTGAGGTCTGGGTGCTCCTCTAAGAAGAGATAGGCAGGATAGCGGCGATTGTATTCTACTGCTGCCTCCTGGAGGTCCCAGGCGGTCATGTCGGTGACATAGATGTTCACCTCCTTATCCCAGGGTCCCTTCTCAAACTCCTCAAAGTTTGTGAACATTTTGACGGAGACATTACCATCCACCCATGCCTTCTTTGCGTAAGGACAAGGTGGGAGGTTACCAAACGATTTGTTTGGTTGACTCAGTGTGTCATTGATCCACTTCTCGATCTGGGAAGTAATCCTTTCGGGTACCGTCTCTGTGTAAGTCACTTGTAATACAATGTAATCCGCCATCCCAGAAGAAACGATGGCGAAAGTTTATAACGTGAGGTGTGATGCCATGACGTTCAAACGCCTTGAACACCTGCTCGTTCTCATTATTACATATAACGTTCTTTTCGTCAACGACCAGCATGTTCACATCGAAAACCGTTTCCTCGACATACATGACCCAATCATCCATCCACTTAGTAACGTAATCATGGAAGTCATCATTCGCTTCCTCCCCAGGCACCCAGTATCTAGTTTTAAGTTTCTTCTTGTTCATGATATGGGGCATCACTTTGCCCCAACACTGACCAGGAAGAGACACGACCTCCCATCCGGGGAAGGTTTCTTTATATACTTCCGGTGTATCAAGACTGATGATTAGACCAGGTTTAACTGGACAAAATGATCCATCAGAATGTCCAGGCAAGTCGATGGCATGTGTGCGATAGTCTGGAAAAGACTTTCTCCAATTCTCTTTGATTCTTTTTTCGTTTAGTTTGTTTAGGATACCACTATATGATATGTACAAATCCTTACCAATACGACTCATTATCGCTGCGTTGTAATGAGTATCATAAACGATGTCATTACCATGAGATTCTACGTACTCTCTTATGGTTTTAAACTGATCATACACATCAAATTTGTGAATCTTTGTGGATCTTCCGATGGTGTTTGTAGATGACTGGGAGACGATTGCCTCAAATGCCTGTTGATCTATAACAGACATATTTTGTCCTTTCAAACCGTGTTTTAGAATTCGTTTGAGTTCAACAACAGATCCTATATCAACAGGTCTCCCTGGCAATAGCAAATCATACAGATACCTTTGTACCTCAGGATTATTATCTAAGTTGTAAAGGATATCTTTATAGTTATCAACATTAATAAACTCTTGGAGATATTTTCTTACATCTCCATAATTTTTTC